CTAATCTATAAGTGATAGTAGGTAATTTATAGTTTAGGTATGCGTTCGAGTATGTATTTATTTGGATAAGGTAGGGGTAAAAGTAAGTTAACAGGTGTTAATTGAGTAGTTAATAATTTTACTATTATTTATTACCTTTTTTATTTATTTATTACCATTTTATTACTGAGTTATTACTATTCTATTACTGAAATAATCTATTACCGTTTTATTACTGAGTTAACAGGTGTTAAGTTTAGGTGAGTAGGCTCTCAGTGTAGTGGTTTTAACAATTTCAGTAATAAAACGGTAATAAATGGTTTTTTACTCACGCTCTCTTAAATTTCCCCTTTAAGATAACTAATGTTAGTGAGTCTATCTGAGGCTTAGGGCTAACGCTATGCTTAGGCTTTACGCATAGCGTTTTAAATATGTTATAGAGAAGAGCAGAAGATTTATAAAAGGATTGGTTAAAATTACTACTTAGCAGTAGTAATAGAACATTTTATAAATTAGTAGGTTCTTAACTACATATGGTAAAGGAAATAAGTCCAGAGATGGAAACACAAATAAGGCATTTATTTGATGCGTATAAACGAAGCAATGAGATAACATTTCAAGAAAACCAAAAACGATATTATGATTATTTAGGTTTTTTGATGGGTGTTAAATCAGGATATAAAACAAATACAGCATATAAGCATAAAGTACCAGCAAATATTGGAATTAAAAGACAATGAAAGAGATATTATGTAGCGATTGTGGAAAAGTTGATAGTGTAATGAATATATATTATTTCAGAATTAAAGAGAAACACAATTATAATTGTGAAAACTGCGAGGTCAAAAAATGAAAACAGTAAGGTACTACATCGGAACGGATTACGATAAAGACAACAACACAATAAAGGACATAGAGAAGCTAAAATCAGAAGCTAAAAGAAAAATTGGTTTGATTTATGGAGGTTCAACAATGTATAACGGCTTAGGTTCGTGGTTCGATGGTCAAAAATTAGTTAATGAAAACTCAATCACTATTGAGATATTAACCAAAAAACCAGAGCGTCAATTAAAGGATACAGCTGAACAATTAAAGAAGTTGTTCAATCAATCAAGTATATTATTGACTGTTCAAGAGGTTGCTTCAGAGTTCGTATAAGTTGCCCTTTAATATGGTTATGTTAGTGAAGGAGTCTTATGATTATTTAACCTATATGCTACACCATACAGGTTAATAGATGCTATATTATCACAGGCAAAATTAATAAGAGTTGCTAAACTTATGAGTAGTGAATAACTTAGAGAGTGTAGAACCGAAAGTATTATAAAGGATAATCGATAAAATAGAGGTATGAAAACAGAAAAAACAGAATTAAAGTTTGGCTCTGTTGAGTGGATTGAAGCAAATTGGGATGACCCTTTGGTAAGAGAAATTACAATAGAACAGCAGTTAAGAAGAAGAAAGAGACTAAAAAATAAAACTTTGGGCGAGGTTTAACCTCGCTCTGATTTTTTTAGAAGTGAATAAATTCTAAAATTTTCCTTTTAAGATATATATAAGACCCTGAAAAATCCGACAGAAAATTTCCAGAATTCCGCTTCCCACATGCTCCCTTCGGTCGCATCTTCGGTCACCTACTCACCAATCTTCTTCCCTACACAGTCTACAGTAGTTCTTCTTAAAAGGAGTTAACCATTTGTCGCCGCAAATGAGACACACGCTGTAGTATCTTACTCTTTTAGCAATTTTAAGAACTCCTCAAGCTCAATCACCGCATAAGTCTTTCCTCGGTCTTCCTTGACTACCTGCCAATCGACATTTTCGTTCGGCTTTAAATAATCAGCAATTGACTTTCGACACTTAGCTTGTATCTTCCAAGGTGGCGCACCATCTCCAGGATAGATTATAACATCAACTTCAGAATGCTCTCCCAATGAGCGACCGTCTGAACCCCAAGCTCTCTTAGCCTTGAAGCCACACTTCTCAGCTATCGAGACGATTAGGTTTTCAAATCTATTTCCCTTTCTTTTTTGCCAACTCATTCCCAAACCTCGCCGACTTCATTAACTATAAACCAACACTTTCGTTCATAACACCATGCCTCAGCAAAAACTGCTTTCCTTTTTAGCGTTTCACGTCTCATTTCTTTTTAATAAAGTTAGAGTGAGGGGTTTGTGGTAAAAACAATAATGTTTTTCCCCCCACAATAAAGTAAGTAGATTAAACTTTATAATAATTTCGGCACCCTTGTTGAGGGACGACAGCTCGCTTCGCTCGCTTTTACCACTGGTCAGTGATATAATAAGACTTTTATATTAGCAATTTCACTTAGAACTATGAGAAATGTTGAAACGAACACTAAAACAACAATTGATGGAAACGATATTGTTGTAGAGACTACTAAAATCTCCAGATTAGATATTGGAGAAGCGCAGAAAGAATTGTCTGCGATGGAAATGGCGATTACTCGTTATACTGCTGAGTCTGAAAAACTTGCGGGCGAGCTTGAGAATCGGACTGGATTATTAAAAAATATTGATATCAGTCCTGCTGAATTAGAAAAATGGGAACGTGCTACTGAAGCAGTTCAACATTCCCAGAATATTAAGCAGATGAAGACTCAACTTGATAATATGAAAATCGAACTTGACCGCTTTAATAAAGCACGGGCTGAACTCAAATCTGTTTTGGAGGGAGCTAATGCTGAAAAAACTGACGAAACTCCGACTGCGAACTAAACTTCGCGGAGAGTTGAATTTGTTAGAATCGCAACACGCAGAGGCTATTTCTGCTTGGAGGCAGGCTGCGCTTAATGGAGTAGACCAATCTGAAGAACGCGAGCTTGCGAAGTTTGCTAATTCATTACAATTCAAATATTTACTAAAAGTGGAGGAACTTAGAAAAATATCCTAACGGATTTCATAATCATAGGGGCGCAAAACTGTTTCATTTGTTTTCACCGAGCATTTTATCACCGTTTTGTACATGCGCCCCTTTGATTCACATTCAAAATGGCTGAACGAGATGAAGAATTATTGTCTGACAAAGCGTGGGTAAAAAAGCGTTGGTCTATTTTTATGGACTATTTCGATAAACTTTCACCAGAAAGACAGGAAGAACTTACTCGGATTCAGGCTGAGTTTGAGGCATATCAAGATGAAGAAGGAGAATGGCGTCTTCGACGACTTGGCAGAGAAACTGAGGAATCTGCCAGATAACGACGAAACGCGTAGGCGGGCATTATTACTCAAAGAGTTTTTGGTCGCAGATGAGAATGCGAAAACCAGAATCGCAGATATAGATAATGGTATTTTTCGAGACACTTTAGATTCTGCTGAATCTGCTATCGCTGAAAAGCTATTCGGAAATATTAAGGAGGAGTTTGACATCTCAACTCAGAAGGATTTGATGGATTTGTGGTTGATGATTGCTTTGTTTGTTAAAACCAAAAGATTTATTCGGATTGATTCTGAGGATTTGAAGACTGTTAATACTATTGCTTCTATTCAGAAAAAATTTCTCGATTCTTATGGACAATTAGGTAGGGAATTAGGAATTTCTCGCCAGCAGAGATTAGTTAGGAAGGTTTCTGTTTCTGACGATACTGGAAGTATAACCGAACTATTCGCAGGTATAAGTCAAGTGGAGATGGATACTCCTAAAAAACGAAAAGCAAAGAAGAAAAAGAAAAATGGAATCACAGTTGAAGTGGTGGAAGACTAATCCACAAGAAGCATTGATGAATAGGCACGATAGCCTTGTAGAATTGTTTAATAATCGAGAAACTAATTATCCTATGAGTGTTTCAATGTATGGGTTTCCCAGACTCACTCTTTACACTCGGACTGAATTGTTTGCTCGCATTCGGGAGTTAGCAGATATTTTGGGATTAGATACTCCTGAAATAACAACTGAATTAGAAACAGGTACACAAATTATATCTCATGGCATTCCAACCAGCAAAAAATAAAGTTAGAAATATTCCTGCCGACACACTCAAGCAGTTACAGGCAGCTAAGAACGACCCTACGCTGTTTTCTCAAGCATTCTTTCAGAATCCTTTAAATCCTCAGGAGAAATTCAAACCTACGTGGTATCAGGAAGAATTTTTCAAATGTAAGAAGAGATTTGTTATGGTTAATGCTGGACGTCAGGTAGGTAAGTCAGAGATGGTTGTCAAATACGCACTTTGGTTAGCTTTTACTAAACCTCGTGCTAAGATTTTGTTTATTTCTGCTTCACAGCGTCAAGCAGGTCTTTTACTTCACAAAGTTCGTCAAGATATTGAATCTTCGGAGATTTTAACTAAATCTATTGTTCGTTCCAGTCGGACTGAAGTTCATTTAGATAATGGAAGCATGATTGTTTCTTTGCCTCCGAGTGAGGCTACAATTAGAGGATATACCGCAGATATTGTGTTTATCGACGAAGCGGCGCATATTTCGAGTGACGATTTGTACTACGAAGTTATTATGCCGATGGTTATTCGCACGGGTGGGCGGATTGTTATGACTTCGACACCTTACGGGCAGTCAGGATTCTATTATGATATGTATCTTGAATGGTCGCAGGACGACAGGGCTAAGATTTTTCATTTCCCTGCGTTAAATAAAGATGGAACTCCTTTAGCACCTGGTGTGGATATTCGTGATTTAGAAGTTCAACGAGCATCTATGGGTCCTACTCGTTTTGCCGTTGAATATTTAGCAGAATTTGTTGATGATGGGGTTTTGTTTTTCCCAACTACTTTGGTTAAGAGTGCTTGTGCTGATTATGAACTTTCACAATATGGCACTGCTGACGGAGAATATTATATGGGAGTAGATTGGGGTAAACAGAAGTCTTCCACAGTAGTAACTATTGTTCAGAAAAATAAAATGGGTCCGCATAGGATTGTGTTTGTTAAAGAATTTCAACAAGTTTCTTATGACCAAGTTATTGGACACATAGCAAATTATGCTGAGAGATTTAAAATCAAGAAGTGTCTCGCAGATACAGGAGCGGGTCTTGCTCAGATTGACCAACTGAAAGCGATGGGATTGCGAATTGATGGATTCAATTTCACAGTTCAAAGTAAGGTTGATTTATTTTCGCACTTACGTCTTTTAATGGAAACTAAAGATATAGAACTTCCTAATATTGAGAAGATGAAAGGGCAATTAATTTCCTTTACTCAAGAGATTTCTAAGACAGGAAAAGTCATGCTTAAAGCACCACCTGGCTTACACGACGATTATGTAGATTCGCTGGCTTTGGCAGTTTATAACCTAAAACGAGGTAGGGCAAGCATGTTTTTCAGAAAAGTTCGTAAGAAGACCGTTAGTCGTCGGTCTCGTTTTTAGGTAACATTTAAATACTAGCTCTGTGTCACTTATAAGTAGTAGCTCCTTTCAAAATCATGGCATTTAAACTTCCATCAATACGTTTATTCCGAGAAGCTGGCAAAGGCAAAGTCGGAAATGTAAAAGGGTTCTACCAATTTTTTAATCAAGACCAAGAACTTGGTCACAAGTTAGAAAAATATGAAGAAATCTATAAGAAAGTGCCTATTGTACAGGCAGCTATTAATTATACCGCAGACCTTGCTGTCGGAACAGGTTATAAGCTTATTTCAGAGGATGAAAAGGCTAAGGCTGAGGTCGCAGAAGTTTTAGAACAGCAAGATTTTGGATTATTATCACATAGATTAATCCGACATTTGCTTGTATATGGAAATGCGTATGTTGAGATTGTTAAGTTAGGGGATAAGCTCGTAGACTTAAAATTACTTCACCCAAAGAATATGGTTGTTGATACAGATGATACTGGTGACGTTAAAGGATACAAGCAAGAACTTGGACAAGGGAAGACTATTAATTTCACTTCTGAAGAAATTGCTCACTTTAAGTGGAATGTTATCGGAGATGAGATATACGGAACCTCAGCAATCGAATCAGTTGTAGAGGCACTCAATACTAAGTTACAAATGGAGAGCGATTTAAGAATAATTTCTCACAGATACGCAGCACCTCAGATTCAGTATGCTATTGGAACTGACGCAGAACCAACGACTGAAGAACAAATTACAGAATTCGAGAGTCAGTTAGATAATCAAACTCCAGAAATGGATTTAGTTACTTCTCACGTAGTGAAGGTTAATAATATTAGACCTTTAAGTGGAAGTATTGGTGTTGAGGAATTCCTTAAACATATGGAGAATCAAGTTATCGCAGGATTACAAGTCCCTGAAGTGGCATTAGGTAGAGGTCAAAATAGCACTGAAGCAACAGCTAAAGTTCAATTAGGTATCTTTGACAGGAGAGTTAAGGCAATTCAGCGAGTTCTTACTCGTCAAACTGAAAGATTAATAATTGAACCAATGGTTGGAGATGATGTTGTAGAAATTGAGTTTGGAGAGTTCGAAAAAGAAGACGAAGATGTTAAAGTTAATAGATTGCTTCGTTTGAAGTCCGCAGGAATTGTTACTGCTGAGTATGTGGCAAACCAATTAGATATTAACAAGAAATTTATTCCTAAAGAAACTGAAGAGAAACCGAGCAATATATCTAACGTCAAAGGCGTAGATGACTCAAAAAAGGACGTAAATCCAAAGAAAATGCCAATGAAAGAAGGCATTTTCTATATAAATAAGTCTGGAGATATACAGGAGTTAAATACATAATGGTATTGCCCTTTAAATTAGTCACAGACCCAAATAACTCACAAAGACGTATCCCTGTATTTGAAGGGGATGATAGAGATGTTATATTCCGAAATTCAAGACCAGTTATCACAGAATCACCAGGATTAAGTGCTTCAACCAATCTTAACAACAAATGGAGTACTTTGATAGATTATAAGAACCGTGATGTAACTGTAACAAACGCATTGAAAAGAGGAGATTTTGATGATGACAACAAAGTAGCAGCAAGAAAGTCATTGAGGAATTATTAAAATGGAATTTGAGAAAGTATTGAAATACAATGTAGAGTTTTTCGCAGAGAGAGATTCTGAAGAAGGTAACAACGAAATTAGCGGTGTTGCCATTGAGGAAACAACTTCATTAAACAAGGTTAGATACCCAGCAGAAGTTCTTCAGAGAGCAGCTGAAAGTTTAAAAGGTGTTCCTCTATTAAAGGACCACAATAATTCAGTTGATAGCATCGTGGGGCGAGTAACTGAGGCATTATTTGACGAGAATTCAAAAGCAGTAAGATTCAAGGCACACATTATGGACAGCAAAATCGCAGAGAAAGTGAAACAAGGTTTAATCAAGCACGTATCTGTAGGGTCACATTTTACAGGTGTTAAATCAGAGAGAGCGGAAGGTGGAGCACGCGTGTTCGTCCCGACCGACATCAGGTTCCTTGAACTTAGTTTAGTGGCAGTACCAGGCATTCAAAATGCTATGATTGATACAGCTATCGCTGAGTTCGTTCAGGAAAATACATACGTCTTGGAGAAATTAGAGAAAGAGACAGAAGAGCATGAATTGTTAAGAGTGGAAAAATTACTACTCGAAACTAAACTACTTAGTTTAGAAAAACAAAGGAGGAAATAAATATGGCAAAAACAACAAAAGAGCTCATTGCTGAAATTGAAGAATTGAAAGCACAAATTGAGCAACAAGAAGAACCTGAAGCAGAAGCTGAAGAAACATCAGAAGAAGAAACATCAGAAGAAGAAACTACTGAAGAACCTGAAGCAGAAGCTGAAGAAACAGATAACGAAGAATTGTTCAAACTGAGAAGAGAATTTAAATCTTTAAAGCGAGAAATGTCTTCATTGACACGAGAAGTTGT